CCATCTGTACATTTCAAGATAATTTGACATATCTTCCGAAATCAAAAATCTAATTGAGAAATCGCCAAAATTCAACTTGTCACCAATTACGGGAATATCAACAAACGGGGTTGGTTGTACTGCAAACCCTAATTGTAAATCCGGAATATTTGCAGATTGACAATTAAAAGAAACACCTGGTAAATCTTTAATACTAAATCTAAATGCATTCGGTCTAAGATAGTCATTAGTCTTAGGTAACGAATTATAAAAATTTTGTTGAATTGTACTGATGTTTGCGGTAAATGCCATATGGATATTCCTATTTTGCTTATATATTTATACCCGTTGTAAAGGCGAAATACTCCAGATTGTTCAAAGACAAAAAAAGGGGAATTACTTCCCCTTTAAAGTCCGATCTTATTGTCGGTTGATTACATTAGGTTGATAACCTTAGTCTTACGATAGTACTGATTACGTGATGCTGTAAATGCATCTGCATCTGGTGTATAACCGTTAGAACCTGTAACATATGGGTTAGCGATCAAACCGTAACGTGTCTTGAAGCCGATCTTTGGCTGGAAGCTGTTAGGATCAATTGCACGAACCATTTGTAGAGGAACATATGGGCAGTAGAACATACCTGCGTCATAAGGAGAAGAACCCTTATAACCAACCATGTAGAACTGATTAGCAGCTCCTAGGTTTGCAGAATACGGATCAATGTAAACACGGAAACGACCGTTCAATACACCTGCGAATGTGTTGCCTGTATCATCAACATTTAAGTTTGTAGATAAAGCTGGAGTATAGTCTAGAACACCAGACATAGCTAATGCACTTGCAACGTCTGCAGAACAAACGATGAAGTTACCTTTTCCTCTACGAGTATCTTGTGCAATGTGATTAGCATCGCGTTCGATATTGAATAGAAGACCTTTGAAACGTTCTACAGACCAGCGACCGTTAGAGTCAACGTCTAAGTCAAATGTGCCTGCTGTTGCTGTTGCAGGTGAACCGTTTTTAGCAACTTTGTAAATTGTTCTAACAACTTCACGATTAATCTCAAACATGAATTCTTGTGACAAGATGTTTGATAATTCTGCTTCTGCGTCCAAGCCATGAATTGCTTTCAAGTCTTGTGCCAATTCAACTGTGTATTCTGCTTTCAATGCTCTTGACTTAGCAGTAACTGTTGTCTTGTCAATAGAGAAAGACATCTCACCAAATGTGTCTTGAGCTTCCATTGATGCTGTCATTGTAGCATTACCAGTGTTGTATGTACCTGATACTGGGTTGTTACCTGTTGCGTCTTGGTGTGAGCTTGAGAATGAAGTATTAGCTTCATTGTACAATGCTTCTGTACGTCCTGCTAGAGTTCTATCTGAACCATAGTTTGATTTCATTGCGAAAATCAAGCCTGTTGGGCCAGTCATTGGTTGTACACCGCAAATGTCATATGCCATTAGGTTAGGCATTGCACGACGAACCAATCCGATTAGGATAGGATCATACTTGTCAATACCACCAGTTGCCATAATGTTGTTTGCTGGAGTCTCGAATAGTGCTTGACGTTCTTCACGTAAAGACTTTTCTTGGTTCTCTAACAATACAGCAGTTACTTGACGCTTGTAGTTGTCTTTGATTTGTGGAAGATCTGGGTGGTCAAGAATTGCACTCCATTTCTGTTGAATACTTTCTGATAAAAACATTTTATGTCTCCTTGTTGTGACTTTGTAAATGACTTATTTTATTTATAAGTTATTGTCTTTTGATTGTTCGGGATAAGGCTTGTGCATAAGTTGAAACAACATCGTTGCCGCCAGTATGTGCTTCAGTACCTGTTTCTTCTATTAGTGCTTGCTTTGCTGATTCTTTAACAACAGCATCGCGAGGGAAATAATTTTCCTTGATAACGGAAACTTTTTCCTTGTAAAGATCGACGTTGTCAAACTCTACACCTTCTAAAAGCTTAGATAATCTATTAACTTCTGTGTCCGCAAGATCTTTGGACATTTCTTTAATAATCATCTTTTTCTTAAGTTCTGTAAGTTCAGAATTTAAACCAACATTGCTGTTAATTTGACCATTTAGGCTTTCTTCCAACTCTGTTACTTTAACTTGTAGTTCACCAATTACATCATATTTTTCTTCAGGCACTTCAATGTAATGTTCTTTGAAGAGCGCCTTAAGTCCTGACATGAAATCTTCTGCAATTTCGTTACGAAGACCATTCTCGATTGCTAATTTATTTTCTTCCAAGTAGCCTTCAACTACATAGTTCAAATAAGCATCAATCTTTTCTACTAGATCTTCTTTATATGTTGCAAATTCTTCTGCATATTTTTCTTCTAGAGATTCTGCAACTGCTTCCATTTCGCTATTTACTCGAGCAATAACTGCTGCTTCAAAAATAGCGGTTGCTTTGTCTTTGAATTCCTCAGATAAATCCTCGCCAAAGATTGGGGACAAATCAATTGGTTCTACAACTGTGTCTTCATCTTCGATTACTTCTTCTTCAGCAACAACTTCTGCATTTTCGTCTGCTTCAACTTCTTCGCCATGCTGCATATAATTGCCAGTATTTTGAGGAATAGTTGATAGACTGTGAGTCGTTGTGAAATTCGGTGCTTGACCGACAGGGGCTTTCATCTGGATATCGTTTTTAGAAATACCCTTTGCTGTGATAGCACCTTGGTTAGCTTCTTTCTCATCTCGATCTTCGTGTGAAGCGTCCTGAGAATCGCCTTGTCTTGGCTGACTACTATCGCCAGAGTTGGCAGCTTTAATTGTGGAATCTTTTGCTTTTGTAGGAACCATAGGACCAGCGCCTGTTGATTCTTTAGAGTCGCCCTGCTTTGGTTGATCCATCGCTTCGTCTAAAGAAGAAGCAGATTTCGCTGTTACGCGTTCTAGCAATTCCTTAACTTTACTTTCTACTGACATTATAGTGTCTCCTAAAATGAATGTTCTCAATCGATATTTATAAGTTTGGTTATCTAGACAATTGATTAACAAATTGTTCAAATAGTTTTAATTTAACTTCGTCTAAATTCTTAGCAGAAGTCTTCTTGATTTCTTTTTGTGCGTTCTCAATCTGCATTGCCTTCCACACACCATTTTCTAGAATCCACTCTGCGGATTCCATAATGCCTTGCACAAAGGCGTCTGGTGCTGAAGGATCAGCAACAATATCAACGGTTGCTAGATGAAAGTCATCCTGTACTTCGTTAATTCCATTTGAGTTCATTTTTAGAGATCCTAAACCTCGTGTGGATACTCCTAAACAAACTTCATTTTCTATTAAATTTCTAGCAATAATACCCATAGGGGTTTCTAATATTTTTGCTCTACCAATTACATCTTTACCTTCCATTCGAAGGCTTGTGATTAGGTGGGAAACCTGATGTAAGTTGATCGATGGATTCTCCGGATGTCCAAGCTCTCCCAGAGATCTTTTTTGTCCAATTAACTCTTGATACTTAGTAACTTCCCGTTCCATGATATTTTTACCATATGAACGTTTATTTCTATTTGGTGTGTCTGACTGAGCAAAGATGCCTTCGATATAAAAATTCTTGCCGCCGCCTTCTTTTGCTTCTACAAGATAATTTAAATCCTGTGCTACTTCTGTAATTAGTCTCATAGTTGCCTCTTATCTATATACGTTAGCTTGTAAGTTTGGTTCTTGGAATCCCGCAGATTTTCCTAATACTAAATACAACATCGATTGTGCTGGCATGAGCACAAATATATTTGAAGAGGGAAGCGTTTTATCATTAAATCCTGTATTCTGAACAAAATCTAAACTATCTGAACCATGCAAATACATTACGTTTGCTGTACTAAATGAATTGGGTCCTCGAGAAATTACGATAGGTGCAGCACTTGAATCAGAAGAAGCAAAAATAACAGACTGAATATTAACCTGACAATTTGGTTCGTCCAATACTTCATCTGATATTCTTAATTCTCCAAGAAATAAATTTGCAGGCGCATAACTAAGGCCGTGATTAATAAATTTAATTACGCTCTGTTGTCTTACGTTTTGTAGGGTAGATTTATCTATTGCCATTTATGTCTCTTATTTTTGCATTGGCTTTTTGCCAGTCTGTGGAACGCCCATTTTGCGTTGTAAGTCTTTTCGTTGGTCTTCATCACTACCGCCGGTTAAAGCTTTACTTGCTTTTGACGCAAGATTCTTAACAGCATTCATTATACCTTCTTCAACAGATTCAACATCTTCACCATACATTGTTTTAGCTTTTTTAACAGCGTCAGAATATGTTTTCAACACACCTGGATTTTTCTTGATATTTTGTTTGAGAGTTTTACCGCTATTAATATCGTTGTATTTTTGAACTTCTT